AAAAACCCCCAAAAAGGGGGTCAAGCCCCAAAGGGCAAAGAGAAAGCGTCTTAACTGTAGCCCCGAGTCCCCTGCCGGTCAATGATTAGACTCTGACCGCGTGGGGACGTTTCCGGGGTGTTTGGGACGCTGATATGCGTCCATGAGTCAAACTCTAGGATGATCTGATCAAAGGGCACAGAGGCCGCTATACAAGCCTCTACGACCTCCCGTGGCTTCATGCCGGGAACCCGTAGGTCAGCCGCGCAGCCCAGCCGGTGCTGGGAGGTGTCCTTGGAGCCCACCGCGTCATTGACCTGTTTCGACCGAAAGGCCGAGTTGATCATTACCGGCTTACCCCCAACCGCAGCCTTGACCTTTTCCAGTAGCGCCGCCAGACGGATTAGGTTCTCTTTTTCCGCGTTGGACGGAATATTGAGCCAGCCGTTACGCTCGGCGGTCTCAGACCGCACCAGCTCGTCATAGGTGAAGTGTTCGGATAGGTTCATTTTTTGGCCTTCATGTCCATGACCTTCTCAAGCGTTCTGCCGCCAAAGTAGAACGACATCACCAGCATCCCCCATTGCCCTAAAAGGGATACAAAGTTGTCTGAGATGTCTAGCCCCATAGCGTCCATAATTGCAAGGGCTAGGTAGGCCGTCAGGATGTAGACCAAGGTCATGGGTCGGATGTTCTTAGATAGCCATGAGTCCGAGTTCATGTCGGCTGCAAGCCTCTTGGTAAGCTCTTGGGCCTCGATGTTGTCCGCAGCCAACTCAGCCAGACGGCCTTCCTGTTGAACCTTGATCAGTTCTGCTTGGGCCTTTGCTCTGGCTTCAGGGTCTGGTAAAACCTTATCCAAGACCTTCTCGCCAATCGACATAATTGCGGCTAAAGGGATCATTTTTTCTCCTTCGATAAAATGGTTGAGGCAATCTGCAACATGGTTTTTGCTTGGTCTAGGTTGGCTGGCGGTGTAGCCCAACCAACCGTAATCTGTCCTATAAACCGAGTATGGTCGGGAGGAACACTTACCCTGCATCCAAAGGTCATGCCCTTTTCTATGTACCAGAGCCCCACTTCAGACTGAGCTGCCTTGTACTCACCGCAAGGTATTTCGTTAGCCATGAGCGCCACAACGTCCTTATTGTTATTGGCGTTGCTGGTAAATAGGCCGACATCAAGACCCTCCACGGTCTTGTCCCTACCTTCCTTGGTATAGGCGCGATATAAGACCCGCGACCCAACAATCGGGTTGACCTTAAAAATAGCGACCACTTGGGCGTTAGTGTGCTTAAAGAGGTGGGTAGCCGCGTCATCGACCCGCCCCTCTGCTATCTGGGGTAGCTTCTGATGCTCCTTGTACGTTCCTACGATGACCTCGCGGTTGTCATAAATGATGTAGCCAGCAAACGCAAATATAGCCATCAGGATCAGCGCAAATAGCTTAAACGGGCTATCTACATAGGCCAAGACCTTGGTTAAGGTGTCCTGACGCTCGCTCACAGGTGGCCCTTATAAATGTAATAAATGCTCACCAGCAAGAACGCGCCCAGTACCGCATAGATTTGCGTCTGTCTCCAGAGCTTTAGATCCCGGCCCAGCTCGTCCTTATTGGCCCGGAACTCTGACTGCATCTTTTCCTTGATGTCCAAGACCTTGCCAAACTGGATACGGCCCTCGTCCTCGCCAAACTGCTGGCAGAGAACTTCCTTGACCTCATCTTCCATCTGCTTTAGCCGGTAGAGCCTACGCCACTCGGTCATGGCGGTCATTATCGTAATGTCACCGAGGTCTGTCCTTTGGCGTACCTTATAGGCTTGTCTGGCCTTTAGCTCCGCAACCCCAAAGTTCTGGATGGACTCAACAGCGGAGCTGATTTCCTTGCCAGACTGTATAGCCGACTTTATGCCCTTGGTGGCACTCTGAGCCGCCGTGATAATCGGATCTATGTCGCTCATAATTCATTTGTCTGCCTTGTCGTTGAGGCGATCATACAGAGATCCAATAAGACTCTCTATCTTGTCAAACCTTGCAGCCATCTCAATTCGAACTTCTCTGAGGTCATCTCTGCGGACGTACAGCTCACGCAGTTCCTTTTCTATCTCGTGGGTATCCTTACGCAACTCTTTTAGTGAGTCCCATAGCTCGCGGGCAAACCAGCCCATCGCAGCCACAACCGTACCCAACCCCAGATTGATAACAGTTTGCCAATCCATGTTAGGTTTTCATGATGTAGCAAAGCGCGTAGTAAGGCGGCAGATTTGCGTTGGTTGCTGAAGTTCCCGTTGACGCAACGGTTGTTGCAACTGTAATTCCGGTTGTATTTGATCCAGTTGTTAGAGATGCTGGAAAATCGTTTGTGGTTGCACCACCACCGTGACCAAGGCTTCCATCAATAAATGCTTGATAAGAATGAGTGTGACCCGGATCGGTGACAACCGATGTTGCTGTGTGTGTATGGCTTACAACAATTGCGTTAGCAGAGCCCCCGGTTCCATCTACTGCGTATGACGATCCAGCTCCAACTACAAATCGATCACGCAAGTCAGGGGTGCTATTTAGTCCGTTACAAAGCACAAACCCTGCTGGAATTGAACCAATTGAACCAGACCATAAAATAATACAGCCCGTAGGTACTGATGACGGGGCAACCGCTGGGATTACACCAAGGATTCCGTAAAGGTTGTCATAAGTCTGGATCGTTACGTCTGATGAGTCTTTTAGAATGAACTTATAAAACACTCCGTCAGTTAGCCAAATTTCGTTAGGCGGCCTACCACTTGTCCCTAAAATAATTGGGTTGGTGTTTGCAACTAGACCAGCATTGTCGGTATAAGTTGTAAGCGGTGTGCTTGACCCGGCCTGATAGGTGTAAATCTTACCGGCGTTAAGCGGCGCACCGTTGTTATCGAAAAACTGAAATCCATTGCCAATTGGCGAAAGATTGACTGCCATAGTTATTTTCCTCTTAGAATTTCACCAAGGGTTCGTTCCTGTTTTGCTCCCGCAAGCGGCTCTAATGACTCACGCTCAAACCTTTCTGCGGCTTTTCCTGCCCTATATGTTTTATATGCGGTTACCGATTGACCAAGAATAGGAGTCATTTCTGCCGCTAAACCAAACTTTTCCGCAAGACCGGCAACCAAGGTATTGCTGTTGTTTGCAAAGCTACCCTTGGGCTGGGCCATAACCTTGCGCGATACCTCGCCCAAGTTCTTTAATTGTTTTGCAGAGTCAGGGTCAAATACTTCTATCAGCTTGGGCTCCAAGTCCCGCAAAATCTTGTTATACGCAGCCTGAGAAAAGTTGCCAGAGCTATCAACCGCCTTGCGGGTAATAATTTCCATAAGCCCTGCGGCTATGGCCTGTTGTTCCGGTGAGCCCCTGCCTAACGCGGACATCATTTGGCGCACGTTAGCTTCTGTGCCTTTACCTTTTGACAACACAAAGGTGTCAATAAAGTTCTCAGGGGCTACCTTACCGTCTACGGCTGCGCTGTATGCTGGATCTCTTTTTAGCGCATCAAACCGTTCTTTGGCGGCCTTGCGAGCTGCGTCAGCTAGTGGTTTAAGTTTAGCGGCCTCGCCGGTCAAGGGTAGGTTCTCTAATGAGTCCCTAACAACTCCCAAAGCAAAAGACTTGTTACCGTCCCCAGCTCGTTCTGCCTTACGGATCTCAGTTGCTAAGTTAGTCCGCAGGGACTCAAACTGCTCAAAGTCCATGCTTGAACCGTCCCGGTAGGATTGAAGTTGCCGGTCAATCTCAGGCGGCAAGAACTCGCTCTTGAGTTTTTTCTTTAACTGCTGGTCTGCGCTCTGAACAAACTTTTGTGCATCAATAGGAAAGTTACCGCCAGCAGCCTGTTCTAACTGACCGTAAAGCTGACGGATGTTGTCGTTACGTTGCCGGTCAATGTTTAGGTAGCCGTCAATAACCTGTTGCCCAAACTCAGACGGTTTAGTACCAAATACGTCAGGGGCGGCTCTTTCTCTGATCAACGTCAGGTTATTAACCAATTTTTTGTTTTGTTCGCCAATCCGTTGTGCAATGTTGGGCAACTCACCCCGGCGGTTTAACTCGTTACTGAGCGCAACCAAGTCCCCGGTAGCTTGACCTTTAGTGAGTTGAATGGGCTCTGGTAGGTTTAGCGCCTGAACGTGAGACTCCAAAGCATTTAGGTTTACGTTCTTCAAAGGCATTTGGCTTGCCGTTCCCCGCATTTCTACGGGTAACTGGTCGATTGCGGCTTGAACCGCTACCGGGTTTTGACGGCCTGCAGCTCCAACGCTTGCCACTCCGGGTAGCCCTGCTGGGTCTTGGCCTTTGATTACATTCTGTTGAACCTGAAACTCTTGATAAGTTAAACGGGGTTTTACTGCCGGTTTGGTAGCGCGAGGCAACACAGGCGGGACTGCGCCAGTAGCCACCGGGGGTAATTTGCTTTCCTCAAACGCCTTGGCAACCCCAGCCATCATTTCCTGACCGGCTTCGGTCTTTGGCTCATAGGTCGCGGCCTTCATAACCTGACCAAACACGGGTTGACCAACTTGTGCGCCACCGCCAAACACTTTGCTTTGAATGTCTGACGCTAGTTGTGCGCCCGCAGCAACCGGTGCAACAACGGCCTGAGATCCTAAAGCTGCCACGGTCTCGCCAGTACCTTTTAAGTAATCAATAAAAGACCTTTTAGGAGCTGGAGCTGCTGGGGCTGATACGACACGGCCTGACGCATCAACCTGTGGAACGGCTGCGGCTAGAATTTGCTGTTCTTTATTGACTGCAACCTGTTGTTGCTGACCGATATTTGCAATACGTTTATCAATAATGCTCTCAAGGTCTGACGATTCTGCTTTTGGAGCTTTTTTTAATCGCTGATCAATTAAGTCCTCAAGGTCAATAATTGATCCTGTCTTTTGAAAAAACGCTTGCCTAACCTCTGGCGGTCTTTTATTAAATGCTGCTTGAGCGTCTTTGCTATCAAAAATACGTTCAATATGATTTGGCAAGATTCCTTCGTTCAGCATCATCTGCTTTGCGTTGGTAAGCTCGTCCTCCGTCATATTTTCAAAACGGTACAAATCTTTCATTTTAAGCGCCCTGTATCGGACAACCGTTTAATGTTTTGAAGTTTTGTCTTGAACTCTTGTAATTCTGCCGCGTCTGTTGGCAGTAGTTTATCTAATGATTCGCTACGGCGTTTTGGATCACGTTCATTTTTATTGATGTACATTGCCTCAAAAATCTTTTGATCCGCATTAGCCGCCCACGCCTGACGGTAGGCTGTTAAGTTAGAATCACCAAACTGTTGAGCAAACTTTTGAGCGCCTTTGGCCTCCATGTCAAGCCTAATAATGTCTCCAGCTACACGGGTTGCAACAGACTTTAAGACTGATGGTGGGTAGGTCTCATCTCCGTTAGCCTTGGCAACTAAAGCCTTACCAGCGTCAGTAGACATTGACTGACCAGACGCTTGTATTGTTGCAAGCTCTAAAATTGCTAAATCTTTGCTTAACTGTTTGAATTGCTCATCACCAAAAAATTCACGAACTGCTTTTTCTGCTTGTTGTAAAGATCCGGTAGTAAACCGGCGGTCTTTTTCTAGCTCTCTAATTCCTGACAATACTGCGTCTACGTTACGCGCCGATTTGTTCACAGTTGTTTGAGTTGCAATCAAATCAGTACGATACTTCTGACCGGTAGCCAAGTCTGTGGCCTCGCTTGGCGTTGTGGCCTGTTGAACGCCACGGATAGGGATTGGATATGGCAAAGCAAATCCAGCATCTCCCCGTGGAGCTTGAGCCTGACCCATAGGCGCTTGAGCCATAGGCGCTTGAGCCATTGGGGCCGCTTGAACCTCTGACGGTGGAACTTGAGTGACTGCTGCGCCAATAGGTGCGGTCATGGCCTCTGGAGTTACTCCAACTGGCCTATCTGTTAATTCGCGGGGTAGCGGGGTTAGGGCTCCAATACCCTGCGCCCCACCAAAGGCAGAGGTTCGAGAAGCTGTATCAAGACCAGCTAATAACCTTTCCTTGGCGTACCCTCGTAAACCGCGAGGGTTTTCACTCGCAAACTTTATATAAGGAGCCAAAAGCTCGTCAGCCTTTTCTTTTGGTATTCCAAGCGCTTTAGCTTGATTTGCGCCATGTTCTGTAACGTATTGAACTAGCTTATCTCTATCCACCATGTCTGGTGCTTCTTCTGCCCGAACAACCAATGGATTATTGATTAAAGCGGTCATTCCAGATGTCACCGCATTTGCTCGTCTTTCATCTAACCCAAATTGAGCTGAAGCGGTTTCTGTTTCCGTTTTTTTGATCAATGTTGGATACAGCTCAGCCAACCGTGATGCCTCCATCACGTTGCGTGACAGGCCAACAAGCTCATTAAGGGTCATAGGCTTATTGGCTGGGTTGCCTTGAAAGCCCATCGCTATGTTTGGATTTATGCCAAAGTCTGCCATTTCAGCCTCTTAAACTGTTGGTTTTACTGGTGCTTGTCCGGGTCGATTAAAAAATCCGCTTGACCCAAGGGCGTATAGCTGAGACGCATTTCCTAACCCACCAAAACCGCTTGCAAGTGCGTTTGCTGACCCTATCGTTCCCGCAGCTTGAGCCTGACCAGCGCCTACAGCCAATTGACCAAGATTCTGGGCTGTTGCTTGACCAGCCTGAACGCCTGTATTGACCGCGCCCTGACCCATCCCAGCTATGTTGGCTAGGGTGTTATAGATGTTCCCGCGCTCAGTCTGGAACCGGTTAAATGCGTTGGAATACTCGGTTGAGGCTAGTCCCTGAGAGTAGTCTTGGAGCGCCCGCAGGGTGTTGCCGCTTAAAGCCCCGCCCCCTACGTTAGCCGCCCGCTGGGTGGTCTGCTCACCAATTCCTAACCTAAAGGCCATGCTTGGGTCTAGGTACTGGTCTCGGTAGTCCTCAAATTTGCCGGTCAGAAAAGGTTGCTGGGCGGTAATGTCCTTAAGTGCTGTGTAACCAATGTCACGATAAGGCGCTAGATCCTGTCTGCCCTGCTGGTACATACGCTCTTGGATCGCTGCCGCATCTCGAATTGCCGCCGCCTGTTGCTCCGCCGCCTTCTTCGATGCGCGTGAGCCCATGATGCCGCCTATAAGACTTGCCCCGCCTGATATTGCTGCCGCTGCCATCCAACTCATGTTATAGCCCTCATAATGCGTTCAATATCTTCCAAAGGTTTTAATTTGTTGCTTGAATCGAACAAAGCTAGTTCGTCTGGCTCAATTAGTTCCTTCTCAATCTCGTCCAAATTGGTGTGTTCGGTCTTATGAACCGTTATTCCTATTGCATCGGTCACCGCTAAAGTAACCCTTTTAGTCCCCGGCTTGGACTCAATTACGTCCCCAGCCTTAAGGTGTTTCATGCCCTTTTCAGTCCACGCGATTATCTCACCAGAGGCACAAAGAAAAAAGTGGTCTTTTTTGTGAACCTTGCCAACAATCAGCGTCCCAGCCGGTCGGATCAGTTTTCTGCAATACATCCCGTCTGAGAAATAATGCTCGGTCTCCAGCTCCGCTTGAGGGAATTTCATCACCTCTTTTTGTAAACGGTCTATCTGCTCTTTTGTTGGAACATTCTCAATGAGAGGCGCAAGCTCTAAAAGTTCAGACATCGTAGTAAGGAACCTTTTTAGATTCCCCGTTCACCGTGATATTGATAAACCCCGCAGGGTTTGCCGGGAGGGTTGCCGATCCAGCCGTGGCGGTCGTACTGCTTGTAAAGTTAAGCAAATTCAAAAAGAATAACTGCCACGCCCTCGTGGGCCGGCCCGATTGGTCTGACAGCGGGGACGTTGGGATGCTTTGATTCTGAGGCGTAGCCATCAGTTATCTCCAGCCGTAGCCTTTAGGTTCGCAGACACTATGACCGCCTTAATTGGATCGGTGACTACCACCTCAAAAATCCTGTCCCGCGCCCAGCCCAACCGCCTCCACATGGCTCGGTTGTAGTATTGGCCTTGGGCTCCAATCGTGACCCAGTTCTCATTAGACCAAGTAAAACCGCCGTCATTTGACCATCGCAGCATGGCTTGGGGGTTGTCACCCTGACCGGTCGATAGACCAACTCCGGGCTCGAACTGGATTTGAAGCTCGTGGAAATACTGCCTCTGGAGGTCGCTGGTTATGTGCGGGCAACGTCTGAGGCGGCGCACCAATTGACCGTCATCGGTGTATTCCGATAAGGAAACCCTATAAAGTTTTCCGTTTTCATAGTCACCAACTAACACTTGTTGGTTAAAAAATGAGCAGCAATTGCCCCGGTGACGCTCGTATTCGTTTTGATCATTCGTGTATAGCCACTTGTGCCAGAGCCCCGTGGTGTTATCAAAGGCCCAAGTCAGGCCGTTTTCACCGATTGAGGGAAATGTCACCACATAGGTTTCGTGACCATTTAGCTGGTAAGTCCACGCAAGCGCGTCCGAGACGTTTTGGCCTACCAAGGTGTTCTCAACCGCGTGCGTAGAGATCCTCTCAGGAATATAGCCGTTCATGCGGACAATCGTTGCCTCGCCTCGGTTGTTCTTGGAAACGTATGCAAAAGAGTTTCCCATCCGGGCAGCAGAAAACTTGGCTGCTATACCCTGCTGGGTTGACGTACCCGGAATCCTTTGGAACGGGAACGGAAAGGCTCCAACATCAATCCAGACCTCGGAGGACATCTCACCCAAAAGGTAGACCTCGCGCCTATCAACAATAATGGTTACCAAATCGTCTGGAGAGCCGTCCTTGGTTCCGTAAGACAACGGGTTTGAAATGATGCTTAGTAGGTCAGTCGCACCCCAGAGCTGGCTATCAGGCTTATTGTAGATAAAGTAATTGTATACAACCTCAACCGTAGATCCGCCAACAAAGGCTCCGTCTGAGGCCGGTAAGACCGTCCAGTTTAGGCCGTACATTGTGGACGATCCAACCGTCTGGGAGTTACTAATTGTGTAGGTTCCAGCTCCACCCGTACCGGTTCCAAGCGCGGTAATTACGGTTTTCGTGGTCAGGCTTGAGTTTGTAATGGTCATGCCCGCATGGAGAGTACCTGAAGATACCGCAGACACGGTCAGGGTTGTGCCTGACGTTGATCCGGTAAAAACGCAGTTAATTTGAGCTGAGTTATATCGACCAGAGGCCGCAGTCTGACTGTTACTTACGGTATATGTACCAGCTCCGCCGGTTCCAGTTCCCAAGGCCGTGATAACCGTCTCCTGATCTACGCCAACGCCAAAAACCTGTTGCCCAACCGCAATCGTTCCAGAAAATAGCTCGGTTACGGTCATGGTCGTGCCGCTAATTGAGGCCGTAAAAATAGCCGCAGCAGGGTCAGAAATCCTCCAACCGTACCGGTCAGCTCCATCGACAATATAGGCATCAATCCCGTTGTCTACAATGTCAACCAAACCAGAGTCAGTATTTAGCTGGCCTACCATTTTGGGGCTGAGATCATCTTCCAAAATGTAAGCAAAAGCGCCACAAATTGCTAATAAGTAATTACCGCCAGACAAGGTTCTTAGTCCCCTAACTTCGTCTTGATTGGGGAAAATGGCTACCGTGTCGAGCCCCGGTGTCGGGTACAGAGCTATAACCCCCCTGTCTCCCTGCGGTTTGGTAGGGTCTATCTCAGGGTAGAAGTTGATGCACTCCTGCGCGTCCTGAGTAATAGAGGGAGCCTCGTAAGCTGCGCCTACGAATCCAAAGTCAGGCATTACTGAAAGCCCCCGGTCAGAATCCAACCAGCGTCAGCACGTTTGCCAACCACCAGAACGTCATCGTACCTAGCGGATTGGGCTGGCTTCATGTTGGTACGCTTGATCGTTGCCTTGGCTTGCATGGCGTAGGCGTTGATGACCGCTATCTGCTGGGGGTCGTTCTTGCCGTACATGGGCATAAGTCTTTCCGCAAGACACCAGCGCAAGCACATGAGATAGCCCTGCGGGATCACAATGGTGTCGTTGATGCTATTAAAACGCTGGAATATGGTGTCGCAGAATATGTGCATCTCGCCCTGAGACGGGTTGGGCCAGAAGTAGAACGTACCCATAACCTCAGATGGCTGGTAATACAGAGCCTTGGGCCACGGGCCGTTCTGGGTCTTTAGACCAATCAGCTCGTAGTTCTCAAGGTTCAGAATAGCTACCGGGTAATCTAAGCCACCATTAACAATCGGCGTTCCGTTAGAGTTCGTGTTCACCCGCACAAAGGCTGAGTTAACCGATAGGGGGCGCTCGTAATAAGCGGTTATTGTGGTCGATGCTACGGTCTGAGTGTTATTGACCGTGTACGTCCCGGCGTAGTTTACGTTGCCACCAGCTCCGGTTCCAAAGCCTGTAATCTTAGTTCCAGCCGTAATTCCAGAGCCAGAAATGTTCATGCCCAACGCAAGACCGCCCTCGGTGATGTTAGTGACCGTTAGGGTATTCCCTGCTATTGAGCCCGTAAATGTGGAGTTGACTTGACCAGTTGGGCCAACCGTGTACTGAGTCTGCCCCGCAGTCAGAGTGAAGATGATCTCGGTCTTGTAGTAGACCATCATCTGCTCGTTTGACCATTGGTCGATCATGTCGTTCAACATATCAAACGCGTCTTGGGCTTCCGCAGGGGCCGGGGTCTCGCCAGCGGCAAGCGCCCCGATGTCCTTCATGGCGCGGCTAATAATATCTATGGGCTGGGTCATAACTTCACCTTAAATGTTTCCACCTTCCAAGGTGGGTCGCTGCTCTTGGTATTGTCTAGCGCCTTTAATTGTTCGGCAAGCCGGTCTTTAATTAGGTGGCGTTCACCTTCTTGAGTGTCTAAATCTAGCCAATGCGATACCTGATGCTCGGTCAGGTTTTCAGAGTAATCGTACTTTTTTCTAAATTTCCAATTTCCTTCGACATGAGAAACAAATCCATTTGATTGAGTCAACTCAAAAATTTTCCATTTATAAGTTGTCATTTTTTTTGCTTACCCTAAAACCCAATTAAGTATTTGTTCGTCCCAAATATATTCTTGACCATCATCCGGAGGGGGAAAAGGAGCTTCATAATTACAAGTTTGTACGTTTAGTACCCATGACGGGTAATCTTGAATGGAAATAAACGCATCCAAATTTGGATCATATTTATACCCAACACCCGCATAATTTTTACGATATGTTCCATTGTAAGACGTTTGTTTCCAATTCGTGTACCCACCAGACCATGTCGTTAGATATTGAATACCAATAGGTTCGCTTTCTGGAAATGGCAAATTATCAACGTTTGAGTTGTCAATAACAACAACATCCATTACCACATTATTGCTATCAAGTTGTGCAAAATGAGCCATGATTAAAATTCAATCCATCCCGTCATAATATATTTTGAATTACTTATTGGAGGATTGCCTCTATGTGTATGAGTAAAACTTGCGGGCCAAATTAAAACTCGACCTGTTTTTGGTTTGACCCTCCTTGGGTAATACAAAAATTCTGTTTCCCCGCCTTCTTCAACGTCATTTAAATACACCGCATAAACCAATAATCTGTTACTTGTGTCTCGAATACTGCTTTCATAATGCCAAACATGGTAGCCTTGACCTATGTTTGTCCTTTGTAATTTATTTGAATATATGTTGTGAGCACCAGATTCTTTAATTACATGAAATTCATTTGAATAATGAGGATAAACAGTACCCCACAAAGTTTCTTTAAATGCGGTATCAATTCGGCTATTTAAATGTTGAACATAGTCGCATGAAAACATCATCAAATCTTCTTTCATGCCTTTTGTAACTTCTGGCCCTTCATGGGATTGCCGACTATGAGCAAACCCAGCTTTTGCCATTGATTCAAAGTAATCAATAGCATTTAGACAATTTTCTTTAGAAAAAACATCATCATAGACACCGATAAAATCTTTTACTTCTGCGTTCATTGTTTGCCCGTTTTAGTTATTGATATTGGTATCTAATAATCACGATTCCGCTACCGCCCGCACC